CGGATCCTGACGGTCGAAGATGATGATACGATGAAACAACAAGAACTTTTACTAAGTTTCACAAAACAGTTTGGTTACAGAGCTCTGGAGCCTACAAATAGATTCGCTGCTGCAAGGGAGGCACTAACACAAAGCAGAATGGACATCGTGGTCAGTAGTATGAAGGTGGTATACACCTGTCTAAGAACTACTGAGCACCCAATCACTGCTGAGGAGGCACTCTACCATATGGAACGGCACGCTAGCGATCTCTTCTGTCTACTAGGACGAGGGGAACGGGCTTTGCTCGGGCACGTGGAAAAGATTCAGGAGAGAGCTCAGCTCGCCGTTCTAAACGGACAAAGCGAACAAAGCATCCTGATCATGGCAACGGCAAAGCGCGGACTCACCCCATTCGAGAACAAGAAGATGGCAACAGAGGCGATAAACAAACTGATAAAAGCGACAACAACACCACCTGAACTAAGCCCCGACGATCCAGCGATAGGGGACATCGAGGAATACGTTTTCAATTTGATTACTAAGCACTCTCGGGAGAAAGACTTGGAACGAGCACAAGGGACATTCGCCTCACTGGGCGGGTGCTTTGAGGTCTCAAGAGAAAAAGGCGGAACATACCAATTTCTCATGGAAAGCTTCAAGCACCTTAGTGAATACAATGACTCGGACCTCGTCAAACTCCTGAAGAGTGATGAAAGAATGAAAGACCGTGAGTTCAAAACATTTGTCGACGGATTGGAGTTTATAACGGACATCGGGCCATATCGGCCTGATCTCCTACTCCCACAATCCGTTCGATGGAACTTGGCGGCCTCTCTCAAATGGAATCTCGACAGGATACCTCAAGCAAAAATGGCAGCGATACCCGAAAAGGGCGGGAAGTTCCGAGTCGCGGGGGTCACGAACGGTGGCCTTCTAGCTCTTCTCGGGCCTTTGAACGATCAGCTTACCGCAATAATCAAGAGGATACCCTGCTTCACGGGGGCTTACAAAGGAGAGGAGGTGATGATGAAACTAGTTCATGAAAGATTGTTAAAAAGGAAACAGGGAGCACAGAACGAAAGCGAGAAGTATATCTATTCAACCGACATGTCGCAAGCGACAGACAATATAGAACCAGAGGCAGCAAGAGCGGTACTAAGGGGAGTAGCG